CGCGGCATGACCCTTGAAACCCACTGGCACAAGCGCGTTCCGCTCGACATGGCCCGAGAGTACATCGCCAAGGGCTGGAAGTTCTTCGCCTCAGAGGATCGGTTCGTCGTCCTCATCTGGCCCCACGAGGGAGAGCCGACATGAACCTCCACGTCCTGATGATCGACCAGCACATGGGCCACGACAGCCAGGCCGACGAGATGAAGCTCGTCCTCACCAAGGCGCTCACCGCTCTGCGCATGGCACGTCCCAGCAATCAGCGCTCAGCCCAGCAGATCGCAGCGGCACGGGCGGCTATCACGAGAGAACTCAGGAGGGCAGCGTGATCCCCGCGTCTGCCCTCGCCTATCTCCAAGCTCTGGAATCCGCAGCAGGAATGGACAACATGCCTCTCAAGCCACGAGTGCGTGTGAAGGCCAAGGGCCGGCCCGTGTTTCTGGGAAAGGACTTCGAGGCCGCGGTTGATGCTTCCGGCGACATCAAGATCAAGCCGAAGAAGAAGCACCGCACGCTCAATCAGGAGTACGCCAGCCGGAACAAGAAACGGTTCAAGAGGGTAGCGAAATGAGCGATTTTGAATGGAAATACGGCGGAGAGTCTGCGGTTCCGAATTCATTCGACATTACGACTCAGCTTAGTGGCGACCCTCTGGCTGTAGTCGGAGAGCGGGGTTTAATTCTCATTTTTCGCAGCGATGGCCGCATAGAAGTTGGGGAGGGATTTACGCCAGACGAGGCCGGAAAGGCAGCCATAGAGGCTCTGCGGTTACATTTAGGTTCTATCATTCAAGCCGAGCGCGAGGCATGCGCGAAGGTCGCGGAAACAGCCTTTGTAGATGGCTACCATGGGGCTGATCATATCGCGATAGCCGACGCCATCCGCGCAAGAGGGGGACAGACATGAGCAACATCGAGGCCGAATACGCAAGAATATCCGACGCCATGGCCGGCATGATGGGCAACCTGCTCTCAATCAATCCTGAGACCGTCGACGCCGTGGTGCTGATGGAAATCGACGGCGAGCGGGTCTCGATCAACAGCATTGGCGACCTGCATTCGGTCATCGCCGCTCTGAAATCGGCCCTCGCTCAACTCCAACAGGAGGCCGGCGCAATCAACTGACAGCCTATCCAGTGCGCGTCATCCCGTAGGGGAGACAATCATGAGCACCGCCGTCGTCTACCGCACCGCCCCAAACATGGAGCACAAGGCCGCCCGCGAACTCGAGGAACACGGCATCAACGCCGTTGTCCCTTTCGACGACAGCGGCAAGCGCAAGCGCGTCACGGCTCCGGGCTACGTGTTCGCCGGCCGGTCCCTGAATTCGGCCTTCGTCAAGCACGTGCGCCACAAGGTCGGGACAACGCCCGTGGACGCCATTGCCCGGCTCTACGTGCTGAAGCCAGCCCCAGAACCTAAAGCACGCCCGTTCAGTGTTGGCGACCGCGTGCGCATCAACCTTGGCCCGTTTGCTTCAATGGAAGGAACCATCACCAAGGATCGGAACCGGGCTTACATCGTCGCCGTGGATGGTCTGAACGTCAGCGCGGTTTCTGTGCATCCAAACCACATGATCCGCATAGACCCAGGTTGACCCACTAGACATTGTGGCGAAATTCGCGCATAAGGGGATTGGATGAGCGCAGTCTAATGCGTAGCGCCCCAGGCTCCGGGAAACCCGTCGAGCCACCAAATCCGTTATTGCGCCTCAAGCAAACGGCTGCCGACAGTGCGGGGATACCGCCGGCAGCCGATACGCATTACAGGGGCGACGATCCACACCATACGCCAAGGAACATGAACGCCGCATGATGGCCGCCGCGCTGTTCTTCCTCGCATCACTCTGCGCTTTTTGCGGTGTTGTCGGGTTCCTCCTGATCGTCAAAGGCTCGAGCGAATGAACGTCAACGACGCGCTGTCCACAGTTCGCAACGTGATCAAAGTAATGGGACTGGCCATTGCCTGCGTTGCGGCAGCCAAGCTGTTCGGCGTGCAGATCCCTATGCGCGCTAGCATCATCGAACTCGCCGCCGTGGCGATAGCCTGTGCGCACGCCTAGTGACATCGCCCGCGCAACCCGTGCCCGCATGCGTTCCCTGCGTCTCCAACGGAGGCTGAACCATGACAGCAACAGAGTTCCTGAAGACCCGGACCCTAGCCCAGCTCGCCGGCATAGGCATGATCGTAGCCGGGATAACTGCGTTCGTTTATCAGGCTACGAAAAACGCCGTCGTTGCTAGCCGGTTCTCCGAAGGCTGGATGGCCTATGTCGATGCTGCCGGCGGCGCTGCCGTCGAGCTGTTCGTCGCCGCTGCGGCTATCGGCATCATCAGCCTCGCCAACCGGGGCAAGGTCAAGTCCAAGCGCGCTCTCGTCGGCCTCATGGCCCTATGCGTGTGTTTCGGCGTGTTCGCTGCCTCACAGCAGATCAATATGGGCCGGGTCGAGCGCTCTGCCGATCAGGGGCTCAATCAGTCGAACCTCGCCGCCCGGCAGTCGGATCGCACGCGCATCGAATCTGAGCTTGCTACCCTCGCTAGCGTTCCCGCTGTCGGCGTGGCAACCAGCGCCCTCGACAAGCTCAAGACCCGCAAGGGATGGACCGAGAGCAGGGCATGTGCCGAGCCCGGCAGGTTCACCGTGCTCTGCCGGCAAGTGGCCGATGCCAACGCAACGCTCGGCCGCGCTCAGCGTAAGGCCAAGCTCGAAGCCGACCTGTCCGGCATCACCTCGAAGAACGAGGGCACCAAAGGCCGTCACATCGCCGCCGCCGATCCCATGGCCGAACTCATCGCCGCCAAGCTCGACATCACCCTCGCCAACGCCATGACGCTCATTGCCGTGTTCTCGGCCGTGACGATGATGTTGCTCGGCATGTTCGGCGTGCATTTCGGCCTGATCGTCTACGGGATGGAGCACGAGGCCCCGGCCATCCAAACCGCCGAGATCATTCACCCGCAGCAGTTCTCCCGTGATCCTAAAGACACCAAGCTCGCCCTCGAGATGAAGCCTAGCGTCTTCGCCAAGGCATCCTAACCAGCGTTGCGCGTGAAACAATGAGCGACGACCCTCGCCCACCGTGGCGGCCTACCAAGTACGATCCTGCATTCTGCGAGAAGGTTGTCGCGTGGGGAAGGGACGGTAAAAGCCGGGCATGGATCTGCGACGAACTCGGCGTTGTTCGCCAAACTCTCAAGAACTGGGAGGCAGAGCATCCGGACTTTTTGGTAGCCATGGAACGCGCAAAGCTCGGGGAGCAACGCCATTTCGAGGATGCCGGGCAGGCGGGCATGTACTCGAAAGACTTCAACGCCTCGATCTGGTCTCGTTCTATGGCGGCTCGCTTCCCAGATGACTGGCGCGAGAAGAACGACCTGAACTTGAGCGGCACACTGCAGGTCACCGAAGTTAAACGGACCATCGTTGATCCTCGAAATACAGACACCTAGGGTCTTCGTCCCCCTCCTAGGGCCCAAGCGATACAAGGCTTGCTACGGTGGCCGAGGCTCCGGCAAGTCGCATCACTTCGCAGAAGACATCGTTGACGCAGCCTGCCGTCGTTCAGGGCTTCGCGTCGTCTGCGTTCGAGAGGTCCAGAAGTCCCTCAAGGAATCCGCCAAACGACTGATCGAGGACAAGATCACACTGCACGGGCTCTGGCCGCTGTTCGGCGGGAAGCCCCGCAACGATCACCTCGTGACTCCCGGAAATGGTGTGATCCTGTTTCAAGGCATGCAGGATCACACGGCGGAATCGATCAAGTCGCTCGAAGGGTTCGATATCGCATGGGTAGAGGAAGCGCAAACCCTGTCCGCGCTATCGCTTGAGTTCCTTCGCCCAACCATCCGCAAGCCAGGCTCCGAACTCTGGTTCTCGTGGAACCCGCGAAGCGCGCTCGATCCTGTCGATAAGTTCTTTCGCGGCACCGAGCCGCCAGCCAACGCCGCAGTGATCAAGGTCAACTATCCCGACAACCCGTTTTTCCCGAAAGAGCTGGAAGAAGAACGGTTGCACGATCTGAACACGAACCGGGATCGATACGCGCATATCTGGCTAGGGGAATACGAGCCGATGGCAATCGGCGCGATCTGGGACCGGCAGACAATCAACGCCAACCGCCGGCGCGATCTTCCCAAGATGGGGCGCATCGTCGTTGCTGTCGATCCTGCTGTGTCGGCTGAGACCGGATCGGACGAGCACGGCATCATCGTTTGTGGGCTAGGCGAAGATCAGCGCGGCTATGTGCTCGACGACGTGTCGCTGAAGGGTTCGCCGCGGCAATGGGCCGACAGAGCGGTTGCCGCTCATGACAGGTGGGAAGCAGATGCCGTCGTGGTCGAGCGCAACCAGGGCGGCGATATGGTCAAGCACACGCTGCAGAGCGTGCGACCTAACTTGAGGATCATCGAGGTTGTCGCAACACGAGGCAAGCACGTTAGGGCTGAGCCTATCGCTGCGCTCTATTCGATGGGCCGCGTCAGCCACGTTGGCACGTTCCCGGAGCTCGAGGATCAAATGTGCCAGATGACGGCTGGCGGTTTCGAGGGCAACGGCTCTCCCGACCGATGCGATAGCCTCGTGTGGGCGATGACTGAGCTGTTCCCGTCGATGGTGCAGAAGGCAAGCGGAGTGAACTGGTCCGAAGCCAGCAGCGGGGGAAGCTCGTGGCTGGGATCGTGAACGAGCGGCAGGCCGGCAAGCGCACGGCAAGCGAGCAGATCGTAAAGGATTCCCGCGAGGCACTGGAAGCCGCGTGGAACCACGACAAAGAGAACCGCGAGGCTGCGGCAACTGATCTCGCGTTCCTCGCTGGCGACCAATGGCCTGAGCAGGTGCGCCGCGAGCGCGAGGCGGAAGGCCGCCCGATGCTCACCATCAACCGGCTCCCGCAGTTCCTTCGCCAAGTCACCAACGATATTCGCCAGGCCGACATTGCGATCAAGGCCGCGCCGGTCGACGACAATTCCGACCCGAAGCTGGCGAAGATCTTCAACGGGCTGATCCGTCAGATACAATACCAGTCCGGCGCGCATCACGTTTACGCCACGGCGGCCGAACATCAGGCCGGCTGCGGCATCGGTTGGTTCCGCATCACGACAGAGTACGCCGACGATAGCGCGTTCGATCAGGAATTGCGCCTTGAGCACATCCCGCACCCGCTCAGCGTCTATTGCGATCCGGCCGCGGTAAAGCCTGACCGTTCCGACGCCATGTGGATGCTGGTCACTGAGATGGTGCCAGTCGAGACGTTCAAGAAACGGTTTCCGAAAGCGGCGCAAGAGGCCGTCGACCGGCCTTCGGATGGCAGCTCGAGCCGTCTCTACTGGACAACGAGCGATGCCGTGCGCATTGCCGAGTACTGGATCAAAGAGCCCTATGAAAAAACTCTGGGCCTGACGGAGACCGGCGAGACTATCGACATAACGGGGTTCAAGCCGGCCGGTCTGGCGTTCATGCCGCGCGTTGTGAAGACGCGTAAGCAGACCGCCTACAAGGTCAAGATGTACTTGGTTTCCGGGTCGGAAGTGCTGGACGGCCCGCACGAGTGGCCGGGCAAGTTCATTCCGCTTGTTCCTGTCATCGGCGCTGAAATCCCGCTCGATCAGAAGACCTATCGCTATGGCGTGATCCGCTATGCGCGAGATCCGCAGCAGCTCTATAACTACTACCGCACGGGCGTTGCTGAGATGCTGGCGCTTGCGCCCAAGTCGCCGTATCTCGTGACGACGGAGATGCTTTCAGACCCGGCAATCAAATCGATCTGGGACACCGCCAACAAGAAGAACCGGCCATATCTGCCGTACAAGCCCGACCCGTCGATGCCTTCGGGGCCGAAGCGCGAGCACCCGCCGGAAATGCCGGCTTCGCTCATGCAGGAAGCCCAAGTTGCCGCCGACGACATGAAGGCGACGACAGGGATTTTCGACGCGGGCCTTGGCAACCGCAGCAATGAAACATCAGGCCGCGCAATCCTTGCCCGCCAGCGCGAAGGCGACATTGCGAACTACCATTTCAGCGACAACCTCGAGCAGTCGCTACAGCACGCCGGCCGCATCCTGATCGACCTCATTCCGAAGATCTACGACAACCAGCGCGTGATTAGGATGCTGGGCGAGGATGACAGCGAGGAATTCGCGACCATCAATCAGGAGATTATGGGCGTCGATGGCGTGCCGGTCATCTTCAACGACCTAAGCCAAGCCCGCTTTGACGTTCGCGTGACTATCGGCCCGTCCTACTCGACCAAGCGGATGGAAACCGCCGACGCAATGCTGCAGTTCATCCAGGCGGTTCCCGCCGCTGGCCAGGTTGCGCCCGATCTCGTGGCCAAGGCGCTGGATTTCCCCGGCGCAGAGGAAGTGGCAAAGCGGCTGCGCAACACGATTCCGCCGCAGGTTTTGGCAGATCCAGACGACCCAGAATCGCAGCCGCCGCCGCCGCCCGATCCGATGCAAGATCCCGTCATTGCCTCAGAGGTGCGGTTGAAAGTTGCCCAGGCCGAGAAGGCAGAAGCCGACGCGATGAAGGCCAAACTCGAAGCCGCGCAGCTCGAGCAGGCCGGCGTGATGCCTCAGGTAACAGACGCGCAAGTCGTCGACCCGCACGAGGCCATGATGAAGGAAGCCACGGCTCGAAAGGCCATGGTCGACGCCGAGACCGCAGAGATGGCGCTGGCCGAGAAGAAAGGTCAGGTCGAGCAGGTCCAGCTTGAAAACAACCAGCGCAACCGCATGGCCGAGGCTGACGAAGGCTATAAGGCTGAACTCATGAACGTGATGCGGGCGCTGACGGCTCCCAAGCGCGTGATCCGCGATCAGGAAGGGCGTGCAATCGGCGTGGAGCCGGTGATACCGCAGCCCGAACCGATGCAACCTGACGGAATGGCCTGATGGCGGTCAATTATCGCACGTCGCTCAAAACAACGCGCATGACGGCTGTTCGGGACGACATCGACAGCGGAGCCGGGGCTGGAACGGTCGAGATCTGCTCGGCCGGGTTTGCCGCGGTTCTTGTGACGTTCACTCTTTCTGATCCGTCTGGAACCGTGTCGGGAGACACGCTCACGCTTTCCGACATGCCCAAAACGGCCAACGCCGGCAACAGCGGCACGGCTGCGGTTGCGCGCATCAAGGAAAGCGGCGGAACGGTCGTCGTGAACAACCTCACCGTTGGGACGAGCGGGGCCGATCTGATCATCTCGTCGACCACGATTACGAGCGGCAATCCCTACAACCTGAACTCCGGCACGCTGACGCACGCGGCATAAATGGCGATCACAACCCTCGACGGCGCAATCGCAGGCATGCAGTGGCCTCGCCAGTTCGGCAAGGCCGTGACGCCTACGCTTGTCGCCGGCAAGCCGCAAAGCCTTTGGGGCCTCGCTGGAAATCCTGGCGCTGGCACGTGGGACACCACGCTAGCAGGCGTGGCTCTGTCGAGCACGTCGGCACAGGTCAATGGTCAGATCAACTTTGCAGACCCGCCGAGCGGCAACACGTATCTGGCGCGCTTCCAGGGGCAGGCGACGATTGCCGGCACGCTCATTCTTGCCGATCGGCTCTGGCACAACGGCGGGTTCACGATCACGGCCAACACGTCACAAACGGTCAACTCTGCGACGTTCGCGGCGCGCGACAATACCGGAACGACGGACGGCGCGGGCGTCTTGCTAGGGCTCGAGATTTCGTCGGCGGCCGGTGCGGCGGCTCCGACGATTACCGTTGGATATACCAACAGTGGCAACACGTCGGGCCGGACGGCGACAAACTACTTTCCTACCGCGAACAGCCCCACAGCCGGCTCGTTCTTCCCGATCGGCCTACAGGCTGGAGATATCGGCGTTCGTTCGGTGCAGACGCTGCAGCTTTCCGCGTCTTGGGTGTCGGGAACCATGAACCTTGTGGCCTATCGGCCGCTCGCGTTCCTTGAACTCACGGCAGCGCAGACGCCGAACGCCATCGACGCACTGACAAGCGGAATGCCGCGCCTGTTCGATGGCTCAGTGCCCTTCCTGATCTTTGTCCCATCAACGACGACAGCGACCAACGTGACCGGTTCTGTCGTGTGGACACAAGGATAAATGGCCCAGGAAGGTCGCGCTCCGCTCACATCTGGATATGCGTTCCGCAAGCGGGGCTCGAAAGGCTCCATGCTGCTGCGGCAGCAAGTGTTATTTCAGGACCGCGACGACGCAGAAGCGCAGATCTTATCAGACTGGTGGCTCGGCGCTGAAACGCCAGGCTTCTCACTTGCGGCCACAGAGGAACCGGACAGCTTTTCGGGCGTACTGGTCGAAGGACAGAACATCGCGCTTGCCGCGACAGAAGCGGCGGACACGTTTTCCGGCGAGTTGGAAGCGGCACCAGCAGCAAACGAGTTTGTTCTAGACGCGACTGAAGCGCCTGACACGGTGGCAATGGATGTCACCACTACGGCTCAACCTCTGTTTTTCAGCTACGGCGCACCGCCGCAGCCGCCGACAAAGAAGGAAGTAGAGCAAGAGGTCGAAGCCGCGGCTCCTGAGATGCCAGCGGCGGACAGGCTCGAGGTTGTTGCCCGCGTCATGCGGGACATTCGAACCCGCTCCGCATTCGATGCGGCATTGTCCGATGTGCAGAAGATCAATGCGCAGATCAATTACGCGGCCTCCGTTTCTCGCGCCGAAGCCCGCGCCCGCGACCTGGAATACCAAGCGCAAGCCTTGGCGGCCCTCGTCGCCGCAGAGATTAAGGCCTTTGAGATCGAGATGGAAGACGAAGCCATCTTGCTCATGGCCGCCTAATTCGTACCGCGTCCTATCGCTCACAAAAGCGCCATACCCTGAGGACATCCCATGAGTGAATCCGCATCCATCGCAGCGCCCGACGCTGCGCCAGTTGTGCCGAGTACTCCTGAGGCCGCCGCGCCTGAGGCATCCGCGCCAGCGAGCGCGCCAGAGAACGACAATCAGCCGGAGCAATCCGGCGAAAGCGACGAGAAGGCAGAACAGAAGCCGCGGCAGAAGGCAAGCGAGCGCATCGGTGAACTCTATGGCCGGATGAAAGCCATGGAACGCGAGCGCAACCAAGCCCTGCAAGAGCTGGAGCGATTGCGCCAGCCCGTGGTTGATCCCGCCAAATGGGATCAAATGTCCTACGACGAGCAGCAAGCGGCCCAGCCGACGCCACGCGCAATCGCGGTGAGATCTTCATGCCGCGCGTTGAAGCTGCACGGGAGGTCATCAAGGACATCGACGTTGTTCTGAATGATCCGTCGCTGCCTGTTTCAGACGTGGGAGCGCGCTTTATCGCTGAGTCCGAAAAGGGGCCGCAGGTGGCCTATTTTCTCGCTCAGAACCGGGCCGAAGCCGCCCGCATCGCCTCCCTCGACCCACTGACGCAGGCATTTGAGCTGGGCCGCATTGAGCAGCGCATCAACGCTGCTCCATCGGCTCGAAGAGTGTCACAGGCTCCCGCACCAGTCCCAAGAGTGACGGGCGGGGCCAACGCCGGCGCGAAAGATCCATCCCAGATGAGTATGGCCGAGTACTCGGAATGGTATCGCAAGCGCGGGTGATAAACCCGAAGGCTGAACGATCATGGCTAACACTACGCTTACCGCAGACATTATCGCCAAGGAGGCATTGGCGATCCTCGACAACGAACTCGGCTGGCTCGGCAAGATCCATCGCGCCTACGAAGACGAGTTCTCAACCAACGTCAACGGCTACAAGATCGGCGATACGATCTCGATCCGCCGGCCGGATGACGGGCAGGTCCGAACGGGCGCAACCCTGTCTGCAACCGATGTGATCGAGGGCAAAACCTCGATCACTATCGATCAACAGATCGGTTCCGATTTCCAGTTCTCGAGCACGGATCTGACCCTGAAGATCAGCGATCTGTCGGAGCGCGTCATAAAGCCCCGCATGATCAACCTGATCAACTACATGGCCAGCGACGTTCTCACGACCATGTACAAGGGCATCTACAATTGGGTCGGAACGCCCGGCGAGACGGTGAACTCGTTCTCCGATTTCTCGCAGGCTCCCAAGCGCCTCGATATCATGTCGGTTCCGGCAAACAACCGTTGCGCGATCCTGTCCCCGGATGACCATTGGGGCCTGCTCGGCACGGCAACCGGACTCTACATGAACGGTCCCGCCAGCGATGCCTATCGCAATGGCGAGCTTGGCAAGCTGGGTGGCGTCGATACCTACATGAGCCAAGTTGCGCCGACGCACACGACAGGAACGCGGGACAACACCACGCCCCTCGTCAACGGCGCAGCGCAGAACGTCACGTATGACACGGCGAAGAACTCGTGGACTCAGTCGCTCATCGTGGACGGCCTCGACGCCGCAGCCACGGTGAAGGCCGGCGACGTGTTCACAATCGCCAGCGTCTACATGGTCAATCAGAAGACCAAGGCGACCACGGCGGTTCTGCAGCAGTTCGTTGTCACGGCCGATGCGACGGCCGATGGCTCCGGCAACGCGACGCTGACCATCTCGCCGCCGATCATCTCGGCGTCCGGTCAGCCGCATCGCACCGTGTCGGCGGCTCCGGCAGACAACGCGGCTCTGACGTTCGTTGGCTCGGCTTCGACCAACTACGTCCAGAACCTCGTGTTCCACAAGAACACCATGGGCCTCGTGTGTGTTCCCATGGAAATGCCGCAGGCGGCCTATGGCGGGAGCCGTCAGAGCCATAAGGGGTTCTCGCTCCGCGTGATCCCGATCTATGACGGCACCAACGACATCAGCAAGTGGCGTCTCGACATGCTGTACGGCCGCAAGGTGCTTGATCCGCGCCTCGCAACCCGGCTTAGCGGAACGTCGTAATGGCAACCGCACGCACCATCTGCACCAGGGCGCTTCGGCGCCTTGGTGTACTCGACGCCCTGCACACACCATCCGCAGAAGACGCATCGGAAACGCTTGCGGCCTTCAATGGCATGGTGGCGGAATGGGCAGGCCGCGGCGTCGATGTGCTGCGCCAGAGCGAATATACGCTCGACAGCGAGATCAAGTTCTGGGTGCCTCCCATCGCCGCATCTGCGGAAGCGCTGGCCCTGCTCAGCTATCGCGGCACATGGAACGCCAGCACGAATTCACCGACGCTCGCCAGTGCCACGGGAACGGCTGGCTACGTCTACAAAATCTCCGACGCAGGCTCGACCACGCTCGACGACGTGACCTCGTGGAGCGCCAACGACTATGCGTTTTTCGACGGTGAAGAATGGCTCAAGGGAATCGATAGCGCTCGCTTCGAAAGCGGCATCATCGCCATGCTGGCCATGCGTGTTGCCGACGAGTTCGGCATGCAGCCGCCGGCAACGGTCATCACCGACGCGCGCGGGTGCTGGTCAACGATGCTTCCCTACTACTGCAAGCCGCCGCTGGCCCGGTTCGATAGCACGCTGATCGACATCCCCAGCCGCGAAAACGTGTCATTCTACGGCGAGGATCTATCTTGACCCTAACGCCTATCTCTCTTGGCCTGCAGTCCAATCGAGCCCGCTACGGTCACGCCGGAGCCGCGCGCTTGATCAACTGCTACGCCGAGAAGGTGGGCGACGAAGGCAAGGCCCCGTGGAACGTTCACGCCTGCGACGGCTACGATGCGTTCGCCACGCTGTCGGCGGATGCCGGCACGGAAATCCGCGCGATGTTGGCGCTGACGAGCGCTAAACTTTACGTGGTATCGGGCCGGTTTGTGTATCTCGTCGATCAGACCGGCGCGTCAAGCACCCTTGGTGGTATGCCCGTCGAGGGCTTTGTTTCGATGGCGCGGAACCGAGCGGCGGCCACACAGATCGCCATCGTCTGCAATGGCCTATACTACAAGATTCAGGACGACACGCTGACGCAGATGGAAGACCCGGACCTCCCGTCTCCGACGAGCGTCTGCAACCTGAATGGGTATTTCATCTTTCAACTCAGCGACGGTCGGCTGTTCTCGTCGGAACTCGACGATACCAACGTGCTCGCGACGGATTTTGCTGCCGCATCGACCAAGCCGGACGGCGGCGTGATCGCGTGGGTTCGTGGGCAAGAACTCATGTCGGGCGGAACCGACAGCATCGAGGTTTGGGCAGACCAGGGTGGCGAGGCGTTCCCGCTTGGCCGCGTGACCAACATCAAGCGCGCGGAAGACGGCCGGGACATCGGCGTCAAGAGCGCGGCCAGCGTGGCGGAATCGTTCTTCGTTGGCTCGGACAACACCGTCCGCGTGATCAACGGCTATCAGGCGCAGCGCATCTCGACGCACTACCTGGAACGGCTGATCGAGGCTGAGACCGATCCGACCGTGATCCGTGGCTTTTCGTGGGTCTCGGCGGGGCATACGTTCTACGCGGTCACGGGAACCAACTGGACGTACTGCTTCGACAGCTCCACGGGGCTCTGGCATGAGCGGCGGACGTATGGCCGGGAAAACTGGCGCGTGAACAGCGCGGCGCAGTTCGGCAATCGCGTGATCTTCGGTGATGACACGACCGGCGCGCTCTACGAAATGAGCGCGGACACATACTCGGACGCAGGTGCCGAGATGGTGATGGAAATTCACACGCCGAACGTCCACGCCGAGCCCTATCGGGTGCGCCACAACGCGCTGTTCATCGACGTTGTTCCAGGCGTTGGTGTCGTCTCGACAAACGCCACCATCGCCAACCCGCAGATCATGCTGGATTACAGCGACGACGGCGGGGCGACGTTCTCAACGCAGCGTTTCGCGACGATGGGCGCGGCGGCGGATCGTCTGCGGCGCGTGCGGTTCAACCGGCTCGGCGTCTCGCGCAATCGGATCTATCGCCTGAGCATTTCGGCAGCCGTGGCGCGCACGTTGATCGGGCTATCGCTCGACATGGATAAGCTGGCCGCCTGATGGGGAACGAAAATGGCTGATCTACCGCCGCCCCCGCTCAACACGCCGACGACGACAGCCAACGGGCAGCTTTCCGCAGAGTGGGCGCGCTGGTTCGCGTCGGTGGCGTCGATCATCCGCAATCTGCAAACCCGCATCACGACCCTGGAAGGTGGATCATGAGCAGATTTTTCAGCTTCATGGATGGATCCCGCCAGCGCAACGACGCAAGCCGTGGGTTTCAGGATAGCCAGCGCACGCTCGACAGCGGGCGCACGGCGGCCAACACCGCAATCACGTCGGGGCGCGACAACGCGATCAACTACCTTCAGCCCTACATGCAGTCTGGCCAGCGCGGGCAGACGGCCTACGAGGACACGTTGGGGCTCAACGGCCAAGCTGCGCGGCAGCGGGCCTTTCAGACGGGCTACCTCGACGATCCCGCGCTGGCCTACCGCAACCAGAACAACATGCAGCAGATGAATTCCCTTTACCGCAAATACAACGCGGGGCCGCAGGGGATCAACTCAGGTGCGGCGATGCTGGGCGCGGGGCGCTTGGCCTCCGAGCAGTTCGATCGCGACTGGGGCGGCTACCAGAACCGGCTGATGAACCTCGGGCAGCAGGGCCAGCAGGCGGCCGGCAACGCGGCGCAGATCACCTACGGCGCGGGTCGTGACATCGCCGGCAACGAGATGAGCTACGCCAACACGAGCGCGGGCAACCGGATCAACTACGCGAACGCGCAGGCGCAGAGCCGGGGCGTAGGGATGAACAATCTACTGAGTATCGCAGGCACGGCGGCGCGGTTCATTCCTGGATCTAGGGGCGGAGGTGGAGGCGCGCAAACCGCATCTGACTATGGCGCCGGCGACCTCGGCGGAACCTACTGGAGCTAATAACCATGCAGGGCTTCCGCCTCCCCTCCTATGAGATGCCGCAGAACGCGCTGCTGAACCTGCAGCCAATCAACGCGGCGATAGACGACTACCGCGCACGAGAACAGCGCGGCATCGAGAACGAACGCCAGAACAAGCTGATGCAGTTCCGCGAGCAGGAAATGGGCCTGCAACGCGAGCGGTTCGGGCTCGAGCAAAAGCGCTTCGATCAAGACAGCGAAGCCAAGCGCATTCAGGAAATCGGCCGTCTCGCCGCGATCACTCTGGAAGAAAAAGATCCGGCGCGCGCTCGCATGCATATGCAGCGGGTTTTGTCGATGCATCCGCAGATGGGGGCCAAGCTCGCAGAGGCCGGCGTTGACGTGAACGACCACGTTGGAACGGCCAAGTTTTTGCGGGCTCAGGCGGGGCTATATGATC